CTGTAAAGCGATCGATGTGCGTGCGGGTAGCCTGCACCGCCCGGCCTGGCGGCGGGTGGTGGCGCACGGAGATCGGCGGGTGACACCCACGCCAGGGGAATCCCTGCCCGCACAGTCGCCTAGGGGGGTAGCTCAGCGGTCAGAGCACCGGTCTCCAAAACCGGGGGTCCAGGGTTCGAGTCCCTGCCTTCCTGCGGTACCGGCCCGATGGCCATCGAGTACGGGCAAGTCAGCACCGACCGGTTGGATTCCGGAAGAAGAGAGCCCGTGGCGGTGGCCACCAAGACGGGCTGACGGTGCAACTCCGCTGCTGCCGCAGCGGTGCTGGCGAAAGGGTCCCCGGCCGACTGCCGTCGGCACCATCAGTACGACGGGCCGGGGGCCCGCATTGGACTGGTACGCCGATGACGACAGTCGGCAGGGCCCGAGTGGCCCGGGAGGCTCGGCCGAGTCTCCGATCGCGGGTTCGACTCCCGCCCGTCCAGCGGCACCACCGGTCAGCCTGAACGGCGCGCAGAGACGTGCAGCGTAGAGCTGGTCGTGACACGGGGCTGCCCGGGAGAGATCGTCGATACAGGCGTAGGCCGCTATCGGAGGGTTCGCGACGCGCTGGGCCAGCTAGTTTCCTGAAGCATGCCCCCGGGTACCCCGGGGGCATCTTCTTTGCCCACGAAATGATCTTGGAGGTGGTCGGCATGGCCGACACCGCGAAGGGCCGCGACTACGGCGCCCGCGAGGAGGCCGTGCAGGCTCTCCACGCCCCGGCCGCCGACAGCATCGACGGCGCCCTCGGCCCGAACTTCGACGCCTGGGCCAAGCACGTGCAGGAGCACGTGCAGCTGCCCGACGCCGACGACGACGGCTGGGTCGAGCCCGCCACCCTCGCCGTGCCGATCCTGGAGTACGGCGACGGCCCGAACGACTACATCAGCACCGACGTGGATGCCGGGCAGGTCATCGTCCGCGACGGCAACGACTCGACCGGCCGGGCCTGGAAGTACCCGCTCAAGTCCTTCCTGCGCTTCGTCGCGCACTCGCAGGGCAAGAAGCTGCCCGGCGACGACGAGGACGAGGCCAAGGGCGACTCGATGTACGAGGCGGCCCGCAAGGCGCACGAGCGCACCGGCGCGCAGCTCGACGCCGAGCGCAAGGCGGCCGCCGGGGACAACCCGTCGGCGAGCAAGACCCGCGCCGCGGGCGAGCGCGCGAAGTAGCACACTCGATCATCCGTTCGAATCGGGCTACCCTGATGGCGCGGACCGGCGCGACGCCGGACCGCACACGCCGCGACGGCACGCGCCACCAGGAGGTCACCCGCGATGGGCCTGTACGACGAGTTCGACCCCGACAGTCTGTTGGAGGAGTTCGATCTCGAGTGGGGCGTCGATGGTCGCAAGCAGAACGATCGGGCGCCGCTTGTCGGTGAGGTCGAGGTGTTCCACCCGCACCGGCACTACCGGCGCAACAGCAGCGGCCAGCGTGACTACGACGAGCAGTTCATCCGGGAGGTCATCGCCTACCGGATCATGAATAAGCGCAAGGGCCTGCGTTTCGTCGCTGACAAGTTCGGCGTGTCCGTCGAGTCGGTGCGCCGCTGGACGCAGGCCGAAGTCGACCGGCGGGCGTTCGCCGACGTGCCGAAGCTGCGCGCCGAGGCCTCCATGATGCTGCACACGGCGATGGAGGAGGCGTGGGGCATCTACCAGGCTGCGGTGATCACCGGCAGCGGCAAGCTCGCCCTGGATGCCCTGACCCGCCTGGAGTCCCTCGTCGGCACCGACGCGAAGCTGATGGGCCTGAACCTGCCGGTCAAGGTCGACGTCAACGTCACCGAGGTCACCGAGGCGGAGCGCGAACTGCAGGAGATCATCAACGAGGCGAAGGCCAAGGAGGCCGCGCGGGAGGCCGACGTCATCGCGCGCGCCAGTGAGGACCCGGACCTGTGACCCCCATGCACGGCACCTATGAGTGGCCGCCGGAGTGGCGCAAGGTCGTCGAGTCCCTCGACGACTCGATGTTCATCGCGCGCAAGCCGTGGGAGCCGGAGCCGGAGATTCACTTCAGCGCCTACGCCGACAACGTGTGGGAGGGTCTGCAGGAGGCGCTGCAGGAGGCCACCACCGAGGCGGCCCACAGGCTCCAGGACATCCACATGAGTGATCTGCTGGCCGCCGTGGCGCCGGACGAGCCGGACCCGTACGGCGTCGTCACCACGCGCGTGTCGACCGCCTGGACCGTGCAGCCGGAGGACGCCGAGGACGGCCGCAAGCTCTGGGATCGGATCGCACAACTGTACGAATCGGTGCGAGACCAGCCCTACGAGCTGAGCATGTCCGATGTGCGGCTCGGGCGGCAGCTCCATGAGACCGTGTTCGTCGTCGAGAAGTCCGGCACCCCCCTGGGGTATGAGCTGCTGGCCGACCAGCCCGGACTCGCGCCGTGGATCAAGCAGGCGCAGCGGGGGGCGATCCAGCGCTTCACCGGCTTCACCTACGGCGAGCGGGCGCGATGACCACCACCGCAGCCCCGCCCGCCGCCCAGGTGGCCGACGAGGCCTGGCGGAGGTTCCTCGACGCCCACGGCGAACTGGCCTGGTCGGCCGACCCCTACGACCCGGGTACGACGTCGCTGAACTTCGACGTCAACGCCTGGCTGGCCGGGTACGACGCGGAACTGCTCGGCACCCGCGAGGGCCGCCGGACGCTGTGCAGACTCGACCCCATGCTATTCGCGTACATCTATATGCGGAAGCATCTCAAGAACCACGAGGGGGAGGTCAGCTTCGCCGACGCCCACTTTCTGTGGGTGCGGGCCGCCCGGCGCTGGATCGGCCCCAGCCGCGGGCAGCGCGAAGACCGGCGGGCGTTCGTCGCGCCCCGGTCGTGCGGCAAGTCGACGTGGTGGTTCCTCATCCTGCCGATGTGGGCGGGCGCGTTCGGGCACGCCCGCTTCGCCGCCGCCTTCGCCGACTCGGGCGCTCAGGCGGAACTGCACCTGGCCACATTCAAGGCCGAGCAGGCCGACAACGCCCTGTTGCGCGGCGACTTCCCCGAGTTCTGCAACCCGGCCCGGCGGCACACCGGCCGGACCGTGGCCGACAACCAGAACATGCTCCACACGCGAAGCGGCTTCACGTTCGTCGCGAAGGGGATCGACTCGACGTCGCTCGGTATGAAGATGGGCGAGGTCCGGCCGGATCTGCTGATCTTCGACGACATCGAGCCGCCGGAGGCGACCTACTCGCCCTACCAGCGGGATAAACGGCTGAGCACGGTGCAGAACGCGATCCTGCCGCTCAACGAGATGGCCCGGGTCGCCATTGTCGGCACGGTCACCATGCCCGGCTCGATCATCCATGAGCTGGTGCGCCACCAGAAGGGCGAGGATGTCGAGCCCTGGATCGACGAGCAGAAGATCAAGACGTACCACACCCGGCCGATCATCCAGCGTCCCGACGGCACCGAGCGCAGCGTGTGGCCCCGGAAGTGGTCCCTGGACTACCTGAACGAGATCCGGCACACCGACTCATTCAAGCTCAACTATGACAATGATCCGAAAGGCCGCAAAGGCCGCTACTGGAACGCCGACGACTTCTACTACGCCACCCCGGCGAACATCACGAAGTGGTTCCTGTTCGTCGACCCGCCGGTCACGCAGAAGACCACGAGCGACGACTGTGGCATCGCCCTGGTCGGTTACGCACCGGGGGTGTCGCGCGGCTCCGGCGTGTCGGCGGCCGAGCTGAAGATGTGGGGCCGGGACGAGCTGACCGACGGCACGAAGCCGGACGGCACCCCGCGGCTGGGTCGCCTGCTGAAGCGGGAGGTCGAGGAGGCCGACGCTGCGGGCAAGGGCACCCGGCTGGCCCGGATCCACATCGCCGAGGCCTGGGGGGTGAAGTTCACCGGCAAGGCCCTGCGGGAGCACATCCTGAAGCTGCTGCACGCCCACCCGGGGATCGTGGCCGTGGTGGTGGAGAACAACCAGGGCGGTGACCTGTGGGTCGAAATCCTCGACGACATGCCGGTCAGGCTGGTGACGTACCCGTCGAAGGAGAAGAAGGAGGTCAGGTTCGCGCGGGCCCTGGACTTCTGTCAGCGCGGCCGAGTGACGTTCGGCAAGGTGATCCCGGCCCTGGAGGATCAGGCGACGAGCTTCCCGCTGACCGCGCACGACGACATCCTCGACGCCGTGTGCGCGGGTATCCTGCGGCTGCTGACCCCCAAGCACGCCAAGCGTGACGGCACCCTGACTCCGAGGTGAGTATGTCCAGACGATCGAGCACCATCGCCGGACGGCCCGAGGTGGCCGCCGAGCACGAGCGGGCGACCCGGCTGGTCGACTGCCCGCGGCCGGGCTGCGCCAGCGCGGCCGGGCGGCCGTGCCGGAACCCCAACGGCGCGCCTGTGGCCCGCGGTGCGGTGCACCCGGAGCGGCGCGGTGTGGCCGAAACATGGCTGAAGCTGCACCCCGAGGGAAGTTGACACATCGTGTGACAACTTGCTAGGCTCGCCTTGTTCGTTCGAGGGAACAAGCCGAGGGAGTGGTCACGATGGCCCGCACGACGTTCGAGGGTTACGGCATCACCGAGCTGCGCCGCATCGCCCGCGAGGCGGGCATCAAGGGCCGCTCCAAGATGGACGGCTGGGCGCTGCTGGCCGCGATGCGCGCCTACTGGCGGGCGCAGGTCGTGGCGGCCGAGCTGGCCGTGATGAGCGCCGTTGACGTCGTGCCCGGCGCGGTGCTGCGGCACAAGTCGACCGGCGCCACCGTCCGGGTGACCTCCGTGCCGACCGCGTACGTGCAGGACGGCCGCAACTACGAGTCGCTGTGCTTCACCGCCGAGTACATCGAGGTCGGCGCGAAGGAGCTGGACGGCAACTGGGTGGGCCGTGGGGTCGAGCAGGCGCAGTACCGCAACGAGCAGGCCGCGCGCACGGCGGAGTACAACGAGCGCAACGGGCACGGCAACCTGGGCCTGCGGCACATGCTGTACCAGTACGAGGCCGTGAACGCGTGAGCCCCCGTGAGGTGCTGGCCGCCAAGATTGCCGCCGAAACTGCGGCAATCGAGCAGATCGAGCAACGCCCCGGGCGGCGTACCGTGGCCGAGCGCGGCGAGATCGCCGAGCGGTCCCGCTACCTGTCCGGGCTGCAGGACGCCTACGCCATCGTCTTCGAGCGGGCCTGGCATGCGCGGTGACGAGTACCCCGACGCGATGCGCAAGCCGGACCTGGTCCGGCTGGCCTTCAAACTGGGCCTGGGCCGCAGCCGCGCCGCCCTCGACGTCCGGCACCGCGGCGAACTGCTGAACATGATCAAGGCCGCGCAGGCGGCGAACGCCACCACGAAGGAGAACTAGCCATGCCCGACGCCACCAAGACCCTCACCATCGCCGACCTCACCGAGCGCCTGTGCCTGCCCGCGCACGAGCAGGGCGCCGTCGCCGCCTGGACCGGCGAGGCGTACGAGACCCTCTTCACCCCCGGCGGCGGCTGGATGCCCGTCTTCGACGAGGACGACATCGCCAGGCTGCTGCTGGCCTGGCAGATTGACAGCGAGCGCATCGAGCGCGACGCCTGACCGGCTCCAACCCGAAGGCCCCCGGCACCCGCCGGGGGCCTTTGCCGTTTCGGACGCCTGTACGAGACGATCACGCACCGGTACCCTGATGCGCAGCCGTACGTCAAGACCCAGGGGGCGCGAATGTCGGTCACGACCACCGGGCGGGCCGCCAAGAAGCCCCGCAGCAACACCGCACCGCACGCCATGCCCGGCACCGGCACGAGCATGGCCGCGCCCCGCGGCGGGCCGCGCAGCGAGTTCGCCAACGACCCGTTCATCCGGCGCCTGGCCGCCGACCCGGCGCAGAGCGAGCGCGACCAGCAGTCCCGGCGCGACATCGTCGAGGGTCTGAAGATCCTTGAAAACCAGCGCAAGAAACTGACGATCGCCGATGAGTACTACGACGGCGAGGTCGGCATGGTCTACGCCTCACAGCAGGTCAGAAGGCTGCTGACGAAGCAGGGCGTGACCGACGCCGACATCCAGGACTTCAACTATGCGCGCATCCCCGTCGATGCGATCTCGGAGAAGCTGCAGATCGCCGCGGTGAAGGTCGCGCCCCTGGTCGACGACGAGGATGACGAGGATGGCGAGGCGACCGCCGACCCGAAGACACTGAAGCGGGCCGAGAAGGCGATCAAGACGATCCGGAAGAACAACCGGCTCGACGTCTACGAGAAGCACCTGCACAAGACCATGTGCAAGCACGGCTCGGCATACCTGTTCCTGTGGCCGGTGACCGCCACCAGCGGCCGGAACGCCAACAAGGTGGTCAGCGTCGATTTCCGGGTGAACGACGGCCACACGGTGGCGTTCGTCTACGACCCGGAGGACCCGCTGCGCGTCGCCTACGTGATCAAGTCGTGGGAGACGCCGTCGGAGTTCCCGGACGTTGACGAGGGCCCCCACGAGCCCCGCAGGCCGGTCATCCGGGCCAACCTGTACTACCCGGGCGAGCAGCAGATCGACTCCGACGGCGTGATCACCCAGGGCATGGGCCGCATTGAGCGGTGGGTGACCAAGCCCGGCGCGAACGCCACACACCCCTCGTCCTGGGTGCGGGTCAGCCAGCTGGGCGACGACGTCGACATCGACGAAGACGACCTGCAGCAGGTGGCCGCCGACGAGTTCGGCGACCCGGACAGCCCCCTTGACAAAGACGACATCCCGTCGCCGTTCGGGCTGACGTGGTTCGAGTATCGCAACGACGTGCCGTGCGGGCGGCCGGAACACGAGGCCGCCTACGGCCCGCAGGCCCTCATCAACAAGCTGGTGTGGAGCTACGCCGGGAACGTCGAATACCAGGGCTTCCCCCAGCGGTACCTGATGGTCGACCCGGCGGTCGATGACCCGATGGTCAACAACATCGACCCGAACCACCCCGAAGACGACGATGACGACCCGGAGAGCGAGACCAGCACGTCTGGGCTGCGCTCCGACCCGGGCAGCGTCTGGAAGATGTACGGCAAGAGCACCGGCCAGTACAGCGCCGCCGACCCGGACACGTTCCTGAAGCCGCTGGACCGCTTCATCAAGTCGATGGCCGAACTGACCGACGTGCCCGCCTACAAGTTCACCAAGTCGTCCGGCGACATGCCGTCCGGCGAGGCGTTCCGCGAGGCGAACGCGTCGTACTACTCCAAGGTCAGGGACCGGCAGGACCGGGCCGACCCGGAGTGGCAGGACGCGTACGAACTTGCCCTGCGCATGATGGGCGTCGAGGGTGTGGCCGTCGATGTGCGCTGGGTGCCGGTCGCCCCGGTCAACGACCTGAACGGCCTGAACGTGCTGAAGGCCAAGGGGGAGTTGGGCGTGCCCAGCGAGGTGCTGCTCAACGAGGCGGGCTATCCCGATGACCAGGTCGATCAGTGGATCAAGCGCCAGGACGGTCTGAGCCTGCCGCAGCGGGTCGCCCTGCTCGGTCAGGTGGCCACCGCCATCACGGGCATCGCGCCGGGCGTGACCGCGGGCATCGTGCCGGACAACATGACGCAGGCCTTGATCGCGCGCCTGTTCGGCAACCTCGCCGAGGGCACCCAGGACGCCCCGGCGAGCCCGGACGCCCTGCCCGCGCCGACGTTCCGCGATCCGCCGCCGGTGCTGCCGCCGGGCGGCATGCTCGGCGGCCCGAGCGCGCCCGGAGGCGGGCGGCCCCCGGCGAAGAAGGCCGCCGCGGGCGGTCCCGGCCGCGGTGCGCAGGGTCCCGGCCGTGGCGCGGCGAAGAAGACGACCAAGGCGACCAAGGCGACCAAGCCCGCGGCGGCCGCCCCCGCGGCGAAACGCCCCGTGAAGAAGGCCGCCCCGGCGGCCACCCGCCCGGCCGGGGGTGGCGCATGAGCTGGCGGGAGGAGTTGCACCCGCGCAACGCCAGCGGCGAGTTCACGCACAGCTCTGTCGGCTCGTGGGCGCGGAAGGCCGCCGACGAGCTGGGCGACATGCACGCCCGCGCGTTCGGCGCGCACCTGCGCAGCCAGCACGACCAGGGGGTGCTCCCGCCCGGCCACGCGGCCGCCCAGGATCGCCTGAAGGGCCTGTTCCACCTGCAGCCCGGCGAGATGTCCAGCGCGCAGCGTATGGAGCGCTACGACCTGGAGGACGCCTTCAAGGCGTACCGGGGGCATCTCGGCCTGCAGCCGTCCGCGGTGCACAAGGGCCTGCACGAGGACGAGGAGGGCAACCTCCACGACATGTTCGGCAACCACGTGGCCCACACGTCCGACCTGCGCTACGCCGTCGGCAACCGCGTTCCCGAAGCGTTCACGCGCGGCTACCGCCGGGTCGGCGACCACCCGGATGCGGTGGGCGCGCCCGGCGGCAACTCGCCGGGGGCGTTCCAGCAGTCGTCGCACCCGCTGGCGGGCGGGCTGTGGGTTGACCCGGCCAACCCGGGCACCCGGGCACGTCCGCGATACCTGAACGACATGGGCGTGCCGACGGCGGCCGCTCGGCGGCCGCGGTCGGCGAGCGAGCAGCGGCGCGAGCAGCTGCAGGCGCGCCGCCGCGGGGAGCTGCGTGGCCGACCAGCGGAGACCGACCTGCAGTGGGTGGCCCGGGACGTCGCGACCGCCGACACATATGCGGGCCGCACCGGCAGCTTCGGGTACGGCGCCCGCGGCGAGGAGGCGCAGGCGGGGGCCGCCGAGGCGTTCGTCGCGCACATGAAGCGGGCGCAGCCCAGGGCTCGTCAGGAGACGGCCCGTCAGGCAGCGCGCAGGACCCCGCGGGGCACGCGGGTGAGTGGCTGGATGGACCAGGCTGGCGCGCGGATCGCGCAGACGAGGGGGCAGTAATGGCGCGGATCTGGCGCGAGTGGAAGCACCCGCGGGACACGAAGGGCCGCTTCGCTGAGAAGGGGTCGGCGAAGTGGGCTGAGCGCGCCTTCAAGGCGGCGGAGGCGGCGGGCGCGAAGGGTGAGAAGACCCTGTCGTCTTCGGCGTTCAGCATGCACCAGGGCGGCGGCAGCGGCCCGGGGCGCATGGAGGCGTTCTCGATGACGTTCGGCGGGGCGAAGAAGGCCGCGCCGTCGGCACCGGCGGCGAAGACGACCCGCGGCCGCCCGGCGCGCGGCGTGAAGGAGACGGCGAACGCGCGGGAGAACGCGGCCGCCGCCCTGTCCCCGCGCCCGCACCTGCCCACGCGGGAGGACCGCCGTCAGGAGCGGCTGATGGGGCACGCCGGTGTTGCGATGCGCGAGGCCCTGGCGAAGACGAAGCCGCTCGGCCCGAGCAAGATGGCGCCGGAGCGGCGCGGGCCGCTGAATCGGCCGCGTGTTGACACGTCGCGTGACAGCAGCCAGGCTGGTCGGGTGTCCACCACGAACATCAGCGACCAGGACAAGCGGCGCATCCGCATCGCTGTCGAAGACCACGCCGCCAACTACGTCGGCGGCCCCCTCGGGTTGAGCAAGGACGACGCGGCCCGCTACACCTCCGAAGGCCACCTCGGCGACCTCGTCAGCAAGTACGGCCTGAGCGACGTGTGGGCCGAGGTCGCCAAGGTCATCGACGACAACCCCGACCTGCTCAAGAAGGCCGGGCGGGAAGATCGAATCGCCGTCCGCGACCAGGCTGCCAGCAGCCTTGCCAGCGAGGCGCTGGCCGCCATGAAGTCCGGCGACTTCAACGGCGCCCTGGCAGCCCTCGACCGTGGCGAGAGCGCGCACCCGGACTTCCGGCAGGGCGGCCGCCACTCGTGGGGCGACATGCGCGAGGTTGTGCGCAAGCGGCAGGCCGAGGCCACCCCGGCCGCGCCGGAGACCCCCAAGGCGGCCACCACCCGCGGCCGGATCGGCGCCGACGCGAAGCAGGCCGTCGCCGCCCGCGAAGGCCGTGCCGTCACGGGCGTCGACATGACCGACCCGAACCGCTGGGGCGGGGAGAAGAAGTACCGCTTCGAGGAATCCGCCCGCATGGAGGCCAACGGCTTCGCGGGTACGAGCACCCTCGACGAGCAGCAGCGCAAGGAGATGCGCGCCGCGGTCGACGAGTTCAGCCGTATCCCCGTGTGGGAGACGGCCCGGCTCGACGCCGCCGCCCGGAAGATTCAGGTCTTCCGGGACGAGGATGCGGCCCGGAGGGCCGACTTCACCGCCTCCCGCAAGCGCGTCGTCGAGGCCGTCCAGGCGCGCGGCCGGGCCGACGCCGAGCAGTTCGCCAAGGACGAGGCCAAGGCGGTCAAGAAGGCCAACGGCATCCCCGGGGACGCCGCCATCAAGCAGCTGCCCACCGGTCAGCGCCGCCTGGCCGAGTCGATCGTCTTCGACGCGAAGAACGTCGGCCGGGTGCGCGCCGCCGCCGCGAACAACAAGACCGGCGGCGCCGCGCTCCGCGACGAACTGGCCCGCACCGACCTGCACCCGCGCACCCGCGCCGAGACGCAGAAGCTCCTCGACAGCCTGCAGCACGGGGCCAGCGACGAGGGCGTCGCACAGATGTCGGCCGAGCTGCAGCACAAGATCGACGTGTGGAACGCGGTCAAGCAGGCGAAGGCCGAAGGCGTCACCGGCGACGCAAAGGGCGGCTACGACTTCGAGGTCATGTCCGGCGGCAAGCTCACCCGCGGGCACGCCGACGAACTGACCCTCCTGGGCCGTGAGGACGGGCACGCCCTGGCGAACCGGGCGGCCGAGATCCTGCGCGGCGAGGAGCCGAAGAAGCCCGCCCTGCAGCAGGTTTCCGACCGCATCGCCGAGCAGCGCGGCCTGACCCCGTCCGGGGACAACAACCGGGCCGGGCTCGCCCAGGCCCGCGCCGCCGACCGCCCCTCCTCGATGGAGGCCATCAAGGAGGTCAACGCGGCTGCCGCTGCGGGCCGCACCCCGACGGCGTACGACAGCCTGGGCCGCAGCACGCTCGTGCAGCTGTCCACGGCGGCCGGGCTGCCGGTCCGCGGGCGGACCAACGAGCGGCTGGCCGACGCCCTGCACGCCCACGACCTGAAGAAGAAGGCGAT